TGATTTTATCAATAGTGCTCATCACTATGACAATTCGAATGAATGGGTTCACGCTTTAGAACAAGTACCATACGCACAAGAGGCAAGGTATGAACTCAAAAGAAAACTGTTTAGAGCAGTTGCAAACGTTAATATTCTTGAAGGTATTCGCTTTTATGTCAGTTTCGCTTGCAGTTTTGCATTTGGCGAACTCAAGCTTATGGAAGGAAGTGCAAAAATAATCTCTTTAATTGCAAGAGATGAGAATCAGCATCTTGTTATCACTCAAAACATTATGAATAAGTGGAAGGAAGGTGATGATCCAGAAATGGCAAGTATCTGTAAAGAAGAAGAACCGTGGGTCTATAAGACTTTTGATAATGCTGTTAATCAAGAAAAACTTTGGGCAGAATATCTGTTTAAAGATGGTTCTATGATTGGTCTGAATGACAAATTATTGCATCAATATGTTGAATGGATTGCAAATCGTAGAATGAAGGCAATTGGTCTTCGTCCACTTTATGATATTTCAGCGAAAAATAATCCACTTCCTTGGACTGAACACTGGATTTCTTCCAAGGGTCTTCAAGTGGCGCCACAGGAAACTGAAGTTGAATCTTATATTGTTGGTGGAATTAAACAGGATGTTACCAAAGACACCTTTTCGGGATTTCAACTTTGATAAAGAGGGTCTTCGGACCCTCTTTTTTTATAAATAAAATTAAAGAACAAGTATTAGTAAAATGACTCTTTCTTCGAAACAAATTGGTGATATTGCAAATTTATATGAAAGTATTACTGCTTATGAGCAAGAACAGTTAGTCGAAGGACCTTATAGTGCTGATTCGGTAAGAGCGGCACAAGAAGCAGCAAGAAAAAGAGAACAAGAGAGATCTAATAGATCTGCAAGGACAAATGATGCTGTACAAGCAGCAAGATCTAAAGAAGCAAATGCTGCACCTGCAGGAAGCAGCCCTAAACAAATGCAACAAGCAGCTGTTCAGGGAATGCTTGATAGGCAAAAAGCTAGAGGCGGACCTAATAATGGATGGAATAGAGAGAATTTAACTAAAGCTATAAATCCAAAGTATACACCACAGAATGTTGCAAGAGCTCAACAAGCAGTTGGAATTAAACCCGCTATTAATCCTACTCCTACCACTAAACCTAGGGGATCATCTAATCCACCTGCAAGACCTGCGGCACCTTCTGTTGCAAAAGTAGCGCCTACAAAACCAGCAGGGTCTGCGCCAGCAGGGTCTGCGCCAGCAGGGTCTGCGATGGACCAGTGGAGAGCAGCAAATCCAAAACTTGCGGCTGCAGCAGACGAAAAGGCAAGAATTCGTGGAACTCAGCAAACTGATAATCCTCTTATGAAGGATATGAGATCCCGTCTTCCTATGAATTCACCTTCAGTCCAAGCGCCAGCGGTTGCTAAACTTGGTGCAGGAAATCAAAGTTTGGTTAATAATCCAAATGCATTCAAAGCCGCGCCAGAAATTAAAAAAACCGCCACAATTGCTGCTGCTCCAAAACCAGCACCAGTAGCACCTGCAAAAACTTCTATTGCTGCAAGTTATGAGTATGAGGATGCCTATGACCTCGTTCTTGAGTATCTCCTCGACAACGGGCACGTAGATAGCGTAGAAGAGGCTCATTATGTAATGCTTGAAATGAATTCTGAGACCATTCAGGGTATTGTTGAAGGTGCTTATGAAGATAGAATTGCTGCAAATAATAAAAAGTATGATGCAGCACGTAAGAGAGCAGCACAAAGAGCTGCAGCAAGAAATGCTGCAAGAGATGCTGGTAAAACTGGATCAGTTCCAGGTGTTGGTTATGTAACTCCTAGAAGAGAAAGAGAAACCTACACAGATGCTGCAGGTACTGAAAGACATCATTCTGGTGCAAAGGCAAAGTGATATAAAACTTAAATAATACTTTGTGGGGGTTGACAAACCCCCTTTTTTATTACTAGACTAGGTTTGTCTCCGTTGAAGATAAATAATAGCTCATAAGATTAATTAATATGAGTTATGAAAACCCTTGGAGATTCAACGGGGAAATTTTTGAGTCTTCTGATATTCAAGATTATTTTGGTTTTGTTTATCATATTCATTGCGGTACAACTGAGCGTAGTTATATTGGTAGAAAATATTTCTGGTCTTACCGCACACCGAAAGGAAAATCTAGAAGAGTTAAACAAGAGTCTGATTGGAAGCAGTACTACGGATCTTGTCCAGAACTCAAAGAAGATATAAAAAAGTATGGCAAAGAGTTTTTCAATAGAGAAATATTAAGTCTTCATAAGACAAAAGGTGATTGTAACTATGAAGAGACAAAACAACTTTTTCTAAATAATGTGTTGAAAGAGTCTCTTGACGATGGAACGCCAGCGTACTACAATAGCAATATTCTAGGACGCTACATGCGAAAAGATTATGGTAACTTTGGAACAGACTCTCAAACAATCACATGATTGGGCAGTTAATCGGATTAATATTCTTTCTAAAAAAAATATTGAAGATGCCCACTCGATTCAATCCGAATTTAGAGAATGGTTGAATCCGGAAATTTTAGATCATGATATTTTTTCAGTAGAGTTTATAGGAGAATAAAATGATCGGTCCTAAAAAGAAACCGCAAGATTTTGGATTTAAAAAAGGAGATACTCATCTTATCGTTAATGATATTACAGAAAAAGTAAAAGCATATGATTTTGATGGAAAACTTCTTTGGGAACTTCCTGCATTAGCAAGAGGGCAGGGGAGTGATTTTGAGTTTAAACTTTCAAACACAGATACTCCTCCCGGTCTTTATAAGATTGGAACCATTTATAAGGACTATGAAAAGGATCCAACTCCATCATATTCTAGGGATGTGATGGCATTTGGATGGTATAGTTTTGATTTAGTTGAACTTGAGAATCAAGAAGCAAAGCATGGTCGTGCCGGAATTATGATTCACGGTGGAGGTTCTGCCTGTGGTTGGCCAGGTGCATGGGCACCAATGCAGAAACTCTTCTCAACACATGGTTGTGTGAGAATGCACAATCAGCATCTCAAGGATTATCTTCTTCCCTTAACTAAAAGGGGAACAGTTTTTGTTTCTGTATTTCAAGAAGGATGAGTACCTCAATTCCACAACCAGGTATTAAATTAATCAAAGAGTTTGAAGGTTGCCATCTAAAATCATATCCAGACCCTTTAACTGGAGGACTTCCTATCACAATTGGTTGGGGAAGTACTAGGGATTTTGATTATACTCCATTCAAAAGAGATAGAACTATCACTCAAGAGTATGCTGATCGTCTGTTAGAGCACGATATATTAAAACGTTTTCTTCCTAAATTATCTAAAATTCCTTATTGGGGTGAGATGAATGAAAAACAAAAAGGAGCATTGCTCTCTTTTGCTTATAATCTTGGTGCTGATTTTTTTAACTCTCCTGGATTCAATACGATTACCAAAAAGTTGAAAGAAAAAGATTGGAAAGCAGTTCCAGCAACTTTGGAAATGTATCGCAATCCTGGTAGTAAAGTAGAGGCAGGACTTTTGAGAAGAAGAAAGGCAGAAGGAAAACTTTGGGCGTCTTAATCTTCTACTTTAGTTCTTAATGCAATTACAGTTGTTAGAATTGCTAATAAAGTTTCATATCCTCTTCTCTCAGATTCTTTGCAATCTAAGGGAGGAGGATTTTTTAATCCCCCTAGAACATTTGCACTAATAATAGAACCTGGAAGCATAAAGTTGCAAGCAATAAAATTCAATCCAACAAATCCAATTGATGCAAAACAAACGATAAAGATAAGTTTTGATAGATTAATTTTCATCTTCCTTCTTGTTGGTGAATCCAAACTTTTAAATCTTTCACATACTTTCTTAATATTTCTGCTTGTGGTAAATGCCATTCGTCACCTGTTTTGATATATGTCTTGGTGTGCTCATCAATTGCATCAAGGCATTTTTTAATGACAGGATTCCAGGGTTCTCTAATTGGGGTATTCCACTCTCTGGGCATTGGAGATAACGCGGACTCTGTATTTATGAGACACTTTACAAACTGTCATACTTGACAAACACTAAATATTAACTTATTATGAAGAAATCCCTGTTATGAGCAGGGTACTCATTATGAGTCTTTGATCGTGACAATTAGAGCCGTGGGGTCTGCCCTCTGAGAAGAGGGAAGTGCGCTTTCCCTATACGGATGTAGAGTTCAATCAATTTTAATGCTTTTTAAAACACTTTCAATTTTTGCCGTTGCTATTTCAGGATTGGCACCCCTTCAAGCAAAGGCAGCGAGTGGATGTTCCCTCGCATCACATTATGGAATCGGTGATGGATATCATGGGCAGATAACTGCAAATGGTGAAAGATATGATGCTTACGGCAAATCAGTCGCACATAAATGGCTTCCATTCGGAACTAGATTGCGAGTTACAAATCAACGAAATGGAAAATCGGTGATTGTGCGTGTAAATGATCGCGGACCTTATGTAGGTGGTAGAGACCTTGACCTGTCTTATGGTGCGTTCTCTTCTATTGCCTCACCAGGGCAAGGAGTCGCTAACATCTGCTATGCAACTTTATAGTACTTGATAAATATTGGGGAGTGCTGCAGAACTCCCCTTTTTTATGTTTAAATTTAATTTTGGAAATAAAAAACCAGATATAAAGCAATATGCAATTATAGGAATTGCATTATCTTCTATTATTGTAACACTCTCACAATGTACTGGAGTATCTGAAAATGGACTTTGGGATTTACTAGATGAAATTCAAAGAATATATTTTCCGCAGACTATTTTGAATGAGTTTATTATCAAGGACCCTGAAAAACTGAATCGTAGAATTCAAAGGGATGTGGACAAAGCAATTCGTAATGTAACTCCAGAGTATAATTGGATTATTGCTGAAGCAGACAAAAAATATTTTCCAAGGTATATGGAAGAAAAAAATGATGAATCTGTGTGCCATACTGATTCATGTAAAACACTTGCACCTCCTATGAGAATCTGCTCCGTGTGGGTTGACGACTGCCTTAAGGAGTAGTATAATAAGCAGGTAATCAATTGGGCTAGTAACTCAGTGGAATAGAGTAACGCTCTTCTAAAGCGTGAGTCGTTGGTTCGAATCCAACCTAGCCCGTTGACTTTTTGAGAAAAAAGTCTT